GTTGTTGAGTCGAGCTTCTGTTGCGCCACCAAATTCCTTATCTAATCCACCTAACAATGCTTGGACAATGGTGTTAGCACCTTGTGCCGTTTGACCAAACTTACTAATTTGATCTCTTGCAAGTCCTATTTCATCTTTTAAGATTCTATAAACAGGAATACCTCTATCTGCGAGGCGTTCAAGTTCTTCAAGTCCTAAGCCACCACCAGTAGTTCTTGACAGCAAGGAAGTCATTGCTTCAAGTGATCCTAATTGATCAGTTGTAACCGCTGCCGTATCAGTAAATGTTTTGAGTAGTTTTTCTGTTGGGTCAATACCAGCAGCTTTTAATTGTATAAATGTCTTTGTTAGTTCTTCAACACCAAACTGTGACTGTGTAGCAAAGTCTTGTATGAATTTGAATGCCTGTGCACCATTTGCAGCACTCTTTGTAACTACGTCAAGAGCTGATCTTAAATCTTCAAACCTTGCTGTAACCTGAATTACTTCTCTTGTAACAACCGCTGCACCTACAGCAATCAATGCTGTTTTTAAGTTGCTTAATGCTTTTTGTGCGCCTCTGGTATCAATACCAACTGTATATCTTAAATCTGCCATCTTATTTCCTAATCATTGTTCTTAGACGTCTGCGTATAAACTGTTCAGTAGGTTTACTCATACCCTTTGGAGCCTGCTTACTGTGTCCTTCGTCTAACGGTACTGCATAGTTATAATTAGCCTTAATTGTGCTTCCTTGAAGACGTGTTCTACGTCGAGCATTTCCGCTTTTTATAGGTGTTACACTTTTCCAAAACTTGTATGCTTCTTTTGGTAAAAGTTTAATCCTTGCTTTAATTTTGCCGGCGCTTGGCGAAATCTTATTTCTGGTTACTTTTATTTTCATTTTTTGCCCTCTCAACCATTGCTTGTAACTGGTCTTGATTATAACCGTGATCACTATGATCCTTCCAACCACCTTGATGTTTTTTGTGTTGGTAATTTTCATAGTCCAATGCCAATAAAGCACATTTTACGTCTATTGAATTTCCCAGACTTAATGTTTGGCTTGGTAGCATTCCATATCTTTTTGCTACCAAATCCAACATCAACCAAGCATTTATTTCGCTGTTTGGTTGGGTGAAGTCTGGGTTACCAAGTTTCCCAATTTGCTTATAGTCTCCTCTATAACAATCATCATTACATCAGGTGGTAATTGTTTTTTGCCTTGTAAGATTAATTCGCCTTTTTCATTGCGTACTAATTTTTTGACAAGTTCTGTAAGTTCACTTAGGTCTGACTCATTGCCTGTAAACTTTGCCAACTGCATATACATTTCCATATCTTGTCTGTCATAGATATAGAAAGTTGGAGCACTACCGTATTTTTCTACAATAGACTCTTTGTCAGCTTTTATTTCAATTAATTGGGGTTCGTTTAGTAGTTGTTCTAAGTTCATCTGTTAATCTCCAGTTCTATCAATCATTTTGTTTGCTACCATAATTGCAAACTTTAATCTGTTCTGTGCTTTGTGTAAATCTTTACGAGCACAATTTATTTCGTTATTGGCTTTTGCAAGTTCAGCCAAAACACTTTGTGTTAGTTCTCTATCAGTCTTCTGATCTATTATGTCCATCAATCTATCCTTTGTGGTAATAAGGGGGAATCAACCCCCTTATCGCCCTCACGCTCTACTATTATTCAATAGCTGTGTCGTCAATGGTGTAATCGCCATCAACTGTAATGGTAATTGGTGATACCCAAACTGGTGCGTCTGCACTAACAGTTGGAGCAAGACCAGTAACAAAGCCATTACCTGTTACGGTTATGCCTTCTGTACCATCGTCTTCGTCACCCATGTACAAGCTAAAGCCGATTTTTGTCTTCAACGAAGAAGCACCAAAAACGCCAGCAGCTGCCATAGTTGTAGCATTAGCATAGTCGCCGTCACCTGTACCAAAGAATGTATCTTTGTCAAGTACGAGGTTCATACTAAGGCTGTTTGTTGCTGTAGTAGCAATGTTCTGCTTAGAAGCAGAATCAAGTTGTGTCCAGGTAAAAACGTCGTTAGCTGCATTCATAGTCACATCTTGTAATGCTGGTATAGTTACGGAACCACTTAAAGTTCCTGCGCTATCAGTAATACTCAATGTAACTTGTTTCGCTGCGACACCTGGAGCTGGATATATATATGCCATGTTTTGTTTTCCTTTATGTCAGTCTAATATATGTAAAATCAAGACGAGTAAGCAATAGATCATCTACAAATTCTGTTGATACATCGCAAGTTCTTGAATTAAAGCCTTGAGTGGAATTTATGTCTTTTGCAGCCCTCATACCATTTATGAGTGAGTCATAGTTGAATGGCTTCGATTTGCCATCAACGCTAACATATACATTAACCGTTGTACTGGTATTGTGTATACTAAGACTACCGAGTGTGCTAATAAATGGTTCATCTGCAAATTGATCCTCATCACAATAAATTGTGTTTTGGTTCTTTAAGTACAGAGGCACACCTGATTCATTTCTTGGAAGTTCTTCAGACACCTTAAAGTTGCCTAAACTTAAACTTCTCAAGTATGTTATAATTTCCGTTCTCATCTAACTCTCTTCAAGTTTGCGAATCCTGGTTCTTTTTCAGAGGATTGAACAGTGCCATCCTCATCAAAGTCATACCAATCACCTGCTATAATAAGTTCTCTAAACAAATCATCCGCTTTGTTAGAATAATAACCCATCTTGCGTCTTTCTGCATTGTCCTCGTCCCCAAAGTCTGCGACCAAAGGTAAAATAAACTCTGACAGAGCAACGTATACACATAAATCAGTAAAGTCGTTTGTGCGACCTATAATGTTATCTGCATCAAGTGCCGGTATGTCGGCCACAGTGCGAATGGTGTTGCTATCTGTTCTTAAACCTAAGTACAAATCTCTCCACCATTCACTTGATCTTAATTTACTTAAAATCCGTTCTGTAGCACGTATCAGGAGTGGTTCTACAACGTCATCAGTAAGGCTTTCGTTTGCATCAAAGAGTCGTTGATCTCTTGCAAAAACGTCATCGTATTCTGCAAAACTAATCGTTTGTGAGTCTTCAACTATAAAAGCCATCTAATTGCTCCTTATACGTTGATCAATTTAACGCCGCGACCAGCGTCGATAACGCCAACACCAGCATGTAGATTAGCAACGATGTCGTTACCAACAGCTTCTGCTCTACGTGCAACTTCTACATCAACATTCTTCTGCATTGCAATGCGAGCTGCGTCAGCTGCAAAGATAAAGCCTTTGTTTGTTGTGTCACTGAAGTGTGAACTTTGGAACATGCGGATGCCTGCAACTTGACCTAAGAAGCCATTGCGCATTGCTTCACTTTGGAAGTCACCACCGCCATAAGCGTTAGTACCAATGTCTTTCATTAGTGCAGCGGCTTGTGCTGGTGATACAACACCCATAAGTGGGCCTGTTTCGCCATTGCCACGGATTTGAGCAGCGGCATCAAATAATGCGTCTACTGTCATTGGATCACTGTCACTTGTAGAAGCTGTTAAGTCGTCGAGTGCTGTGAATACTGCTGTGTCAAATGCTTTTGATACTGCGTTACCAAGTACACGACCAATTTCGCCTGCGTCAATTGCACCCAAGTCACGTAATACAGAACGAGCTGCATAGATGTCACATTGGATAGTGTTTTTTGTGTCAGCTGGAAGCACTGCGTCTAAGTCTACGCCTGGTGCTGCTTCTGAAGTTAGTGTTGTAGCTGTAACTGCTGCCAACTCTGGAACTTGTAAAAGTCCGTTTGGTGCGTTTACAACTGGGATCATTCCACCACCTAAGAACAAACTTTGTTCATGAGCAGCGAATACTGTAGCGGCTTTTGCGGCTACGAATAATGCATCTGTGTTAAATCCTGATGCGTATGCTGAATTTGCCATAATAATTCTCCTGTTATTGGCTCAATGTTATTACAAGAGGCCCTTTTGTTTTGCCTCTTTATATAGTTTTCTATCATTTGGGTTTGTCATGTCTAAACTTTCTAAGCTCAATGCTTTTGTCTTGACTTCCGTACCTATTGACGTTTTTGAATTAGATGTACTTACACCTGCTTGGACAAAATGTGGATTCTCTTGTAAGAAATCCTGTACCAGTGCATCTACAGTAACTAACTCCCCGCTGTCATTATATCGCACATTACCTTGTGCATCTAAAACTTCAACATCGTCACCGCCTTCGTTTAATCTTACTTGGTTTGTAAGTAATTGCTTAACCTGAGCGGCATTGATAGATTTGTATTTCGACGCTGCTTCAAGCAATGGATTATTGACTTTATATTCTTTAATCAATTGGTCACGCTTGGTTATCTCAGCATCTTTTTTAGCTGCTAATTCTTTCAAAGTTTTTTCAAACTCTCCACGCTTTAGTGCCTCTTCTTGTTGGCGCTTTTCTTCTGCTTCACGTAAGGAACGTAATTCAGTTGGATCGCCCAAGTCTTGATAAGGCTTAAGAAGTTTCTTTTCTAACGAGCCACGCATACGGGCCATCATATTGTCTACTTCTTCTTGTGTGTAAGATTTAGTTGCTGCCTGATTTTCAACTGCTTCAGTTGCTACATCAGTTGTAGGTTCTTGTGCCAATGTTTGTTCTACGGTCATTGTTACCTCGCCTCCTTTTAGAGTTAATATGTTATTATACTTTTATTTATGCCTTTTTTGTCTATTTGATATATTTACGGGCATTTTCAAGTAGTTTTGCATCCTGCTGTATAAGAACAGGAATACCTGTTGAATTACCACCGTAGTATGGATGACTAAACAACCATTCATCGTCTGTTGTATCATTGAGATAGTCGTGGTATTCTTCTAATTCATTATGATCTACTATGTCTACAATGTAGATGCGAGCAGCAAAGTTTGCCAGTGGCTTTGGTGTATTTCCTACCGCAATATCAATGTTTCCTTTGCGATATTCAACCCAACTCCAAGGGCAAACTCTACGTATTTTTTGGAAGTATTCCTCCCAATTAACCTCTACGTCCACCTTTTTTCTTCTTTGGTTTTTTCTTCATTGCCATTTTTATAGCCCTCCCTTGTTGTTCTGCTTGTTGTTGTGTTGGGTAACATTTGCCTGTTGCCCCCCATTTGTAGCCTCCGCTTGCACACTTCATTACTGGCATTATCGTTTCTTCCTTGTGGTTCTGGCTTTGGTGGCTTTTATTGCCATCCTAACACCACGATTAAAACTTGTGCTTCTTGAAGTCATCTTGCGGCCGCCTCTTGTGCCGTACGCAAATCCGGCTTTGTGTCCACCGCAATCCTTTGTACAACTTGCACCTCTATACTTTAATGGTTTTCTACGTGCCATTTACTTCCCCAGTATTCTACGTGCCCATCTAAGACCTGCATCCCCACCCCAACCCAAATAGGCTTGAGTGCCGGCCGTTTTAGATCCAGGTTTATAGTATGCCTTCGCTCTACTTAAATAACTGTAGGTGCGTTTTACGGTCTTTATACTAACATTTTCGCCTTTTGCAAATTGATTAGCTCTTGCTAATCCCACTGGCGTCATGCCTTTTTGGCTCCTGGGTAGAGCACTTCTAATCTTTAGTGCTCTACGGGCGTTTGCTTTCATTGACTTGTTTGGTTTAGGCACATTACTCTCCTGGGTGTGTCCAACCTTGATTTGCAAGATCAATGTGTTCTTGATAGGTCTGTACTATGCGAGTCACGCCAGTTTCTGGATCTTGCATAGCATGTGGTTCAAAGAACTCTACTTCTACATCCATCCATTGGGCAAGACGTTCGTCAATAGCTTTTACTAATGCAGGATCAGTAGCAGTTTCTTTCGCTATGCGTAATTGCTCTACTTCACTTGCTGTATCTCTTATGTTGAAGCTTCCAGGATAATCAATTTCACCTTGCCATTGTAGGTTCTGATAGTCTCCAAATATTTGCCACATTTGCTCTTCAACCAACTCCATTGCATCAGCCTTTTCACTTAGGCGACTGTTGAGTAATTGGAACTCTGTTTCTCTTGATATACCACTCATTACACGGCTTTCAGTTTCACGTATACTGCCTGTGTTTGCCATTTTGTCAATGCTTGATACAGTGTGTTCAATTGACTTGTATATTGAGTCAATGCTTGCACCATCAAACGAAAGCACATATGGTTTTAAGCCTGGCTCTATGTCATTTGGTACATGTATAAGTGAACCTGCACCTGTGCCAATGTTTACGTCTGGTGTAGTAACCACACTTGGATGTGTGTCCAAACGTATTGACTCTACTGCTTCTGATGTACAGTTGTAGATGTGCTTTTGAGAAAACGCAATATCAGCAATGTCACTTATGCCAATGCCTCTAACTGGTGAACGCAAGTTGTAAGCACAAATGGCAGGAATATAGCCCAACGCATTTACTTCTTCTATTTTGTCTACAAGCACATCTTCTTCAGTGTCTACTACTGTGGTTCTAATAAACTCTGGTGTCCATTCTTTTACAGTACGCACACTTCCATTGACGTCTTCTATGTATTTGAAGTATGACAATGTGTAACGGCCTGTTGGTAGTCTTTGCCACTGCCAATCAAGTACCGCAAGTGGTGTAATCATATTTACATATGGTCTTGCACCAGCTGCAACTTCATCAGCAAGGCTTAGTGCGCCTATGTCTGGTTTTGCCATTACAACCCAAACATTACCAAACACACTGCTCCATACAGCAACATCACGCATGAACTGATCAAGACTTCTGTCATCATGATCACAGTCACGCAAGAAGTCTTGTACCTGTATATTGTTTTCGTATGTGCCAAGTTCTCTTGTAGGTGCTACTCTAAACAAGAAACTTGTGTATGTTTGTATGATTGATTTACAGTGATTTTCTAATGGTGTGTTTTGTATTCTACTCCAATATTCACTGTTGCTTTCTAATTGATAACGCATCAAGTGTCCGGCTTGACGGTATTCATCTCCACCCATATATGACTCAAGCAAGAATTGCCATTGTTCTTTGTATGTGTGATATATATTGTTGCCTGTTAGTAATACGGCAATTTCGTTGCTTGCTATTTGCGATGCATCCATTTTATTTTCCTATCTTACGGTCCAACGCTGCGGTTTGACTGGTTGTGCCTGTTTGCGTAACTTCATCAGATAACTAACAGCGTAACTGGCTGCATCAAACATGTGCGAATAATCATTTACCCCATCTTTCGCAGGTATTTGAGTGCCTTCTTTGAAGACGTGTTTGTCCAAACATTCTATAGTGTATTTACACTTTTTGTCGAAGAACAAATGCGTATCACCATTTGCTGTTAGCAGTCTACTGTTAAAAGTATTGATTCGGTCTTTTACTGGGTCATGTTTTCTTGGTGCTAACACTTGGAACCCAGCATTCTCAAGTATTATGTGATCCGACTTACCACCGGAACTTGTTTGTCTTCTTGACCCACTTGGATCAGGAAATACAACAATCTTTTTGTTTGGGTATCTTGTTTTAATCTCTTCTGCCATTTCTTGTGTATGGCTTTCATTGATTACTATCTCATCTATTTGGTATAGGTCTTCTTTGTTGTCAGCTACAAATATTGCACAAACAAGAGGTTGAATGTTGAAGTCCATGCCTATTAGTATTGTTTCTTTGTTGGCAGTTATAGGTGCTGAACGTATGTGTTTGTCTCTATCAAAGTTCCAAGCTACTCTGTGTGCAGCATCTTCCCATGTTGCCAAAAACTCTTGACGGAACTGTTTGTCATTCATTTCTGTACGTGCTTGGTCTATTTCATCTTGTGACACAAAGCCTGCTTCTAACGTAGTAATTGAATAGGTCATCCAATTTTCATTGTCCTGAGCATCTAACCATAAGTTGTAAAGCATATTGGCTTTGCCCATTGGTGTTGATATAAACAGTGCGCCTCCTTGTTGGTCAGCAAGTGCCGGACGTAACACTTCGCCCCACAAGTCTTCAAGCTGACACTGTGCCGCTTCGTCTATTACAACATAACTTAGACTGATACCTCTCAGCTTTTGTCCACCATCATCAGCACCTTTGAGTGCAATAACGCTGCCATTCTTTAGTGTTATTTCAAGGTTTGATTCGTTGACTTTGCTTACCCAACGTAGGTCCAACAGTCTTTGTTTGAGTGGCTTCCAAACAATCATACGTGCGGCTCTGTATGAGCTTGTGATGTAGAATATAGTTTTGTTTGGTTCTCTTGCTCTATAACATATCTCTCTAATGCTGAGGAATGTTTTGCCCGCACGTCTACCTGCCACTACTACTTTGAAGCGACTGGGATCGTCAGCAACTGTTTTTTGCCAAGGTGCAAGTTTCATTGTTTAAGCAACTCTATTTCTTTTTTAAGCATACCAATCAAATCAGCTTGTTGCTTTATAAGTTTAGCAAGATCTGCGGCTTGTTTGGCAAGATCCAATACTGTTTTATTTGTTTGGTTATGTGCAAGTGTTAGGTTGTGAATTATTATACCTTGTTCAAATATTTCTTGTTGAGCATTGCGTAGTTCTTCTAATGGATCAAAGTTTTCACTGAACATTGTGTGAGTGACTCTTCCTACCAGTTTTTTTCATTTGTTTGTGATATTCACGTTTGGGGCATACCCTAACATTTTCAACTGTCCAACCTTCGTCCCACTCCCATCTACACAACAGTAGATCGTTGAGTTTGCGTCCACGCTGGTGCCAATTCTCATCTGTCCATAAACGTTCCCAGTCTTCAAACTCAAGCTCATATAATTCATTTCTATACTTGGCTTGTGCTTTGTGATTGAGGTAAGCATAGTATTTGTCTCTGCGTATAGGATCAGGTCCAGTTATCCACATGTCTCTGTTTACTGGTCTTCCAGGTTTACCATCATTTGTTTTGGTTCCAGTATGAGCGTATTTGTTTTTATACATTGTACATACTCCTTTATATTAATATTATTATTTATACCTAATTGACAAATAAACAAAAAAAGGACTAACCTTTTACAGTTAGCCCTCAAAAGAAGTAACTCAATGTCAGCAAAGCTACTTTATGTTAGATTGACGCACGGTAACACACGTCTGTAATAAGATAATAGGAGTTGGTTAACAATGACGTAACCACGGAACTTTAACATTTAATGCTACTTAGATGTCTGATAAAACCATGTGTTCCTATACCGTTACTATTATTTAGCTTTCGGAAGTGCAGGTTTCAAAACAATGGGCTGTGAGACCGTGACTTGCTTTGATTCATTTTCTTCTTTGGCCATAGTAGTTTGATCCTCTGCATTTTTTCTTGACTTTGCAAACAACTTTATAATAGTTCCTTTAGTATACGTTCTAATCATTAGTGTGTCAACCTCTTTTGTATTATTTACACTAAAATTTATTTTACGCTGTCTCCTC